TCTTAGCGCCATCAAAGACCTTCTGCTCCCCGGCCTCCGTGGGATCGAGGGCAAGTACGAGATGATCCCGTCTCAGTACGACAAGATCTTTACCAAGCACAACTCAAAGATGGCGCTGGAGCGCACGGCTGAGATGCGCTACCTGGGCCTCGCCGCCCTCAAGACTGAAGGCGGGCAGACCCAGTTCGACAACGGCGCCGGCGAGCGTTACGTCTACAACCAGGAGCACGTCGAGATTGGCCTGGGATATGCGATGACCCGCAAGGCCATCGACGACAACCTCTACAAGACCCAGTTCCATCCCTCCAACCTCGGCCTGATCGAATCCTTCCAGCAAACGAAGGAAATCTACGGCGCCAACGTCCTGAATACGGCCCAGGCCTATAATCAGACAATCGGCGGCGACGGCAAGGCGCTCTGCGCGGTCGATCATCCCATCGACAGCGGCCTCGTCGGCAACACGCCGGCGGTGCAAGTCGATCTCGGTGAATCGACCCTGCTCAACGCCATGATCGGCGTCCGGACCAACTTCAAGGACCAGGCGGGTTTGAAAGTTTTCGCTCGCGCGCGGAAGCTTATCATCCCGCCGCAATTGGAACCGGTAGCAATTCGTCTTCTCAAGACAGAATTGCGGCCAGGCACGGCAGACAACGACGTCAATGCCATCCTCTCGACTTCGGGTGGACTGTCTGAAAGCTTCATGGTCAATGACTTCTTGACCTCGCCCTTCGCCTGGTTCCTTCTCACAAATATCGATGGTCTTTCCTTCATGGAAAGAATAAAGTTCGAAACGGATATGCAAGTCGATTTTGTGACCGATAACCTGCTCGTGAAAGGTTACGAGCGGTATTCGTTCGGTTACTACAACTGGCGAGCAGTCTACGGCAACTTCCCGACCTCGTAATACTGGCTCAGAAGGAGAAAGCACATGGGTGCGACACACTTCACGGGGCCGGTTATCGTAGGCGACCCCGCTGTTTCTCAGGGTGAGCTTGAATTGTATCAAGACACCATGATTACGTTTGCGCAGACGCCTGCGTCTTCGACGCTCAACTTCCCGCTCAACATTCCGGCTGGCTCCACCATCATGGGGTTTGAAGTCGCCTTGCTGACATCGTGGGTTGGCCCCGCCACGGCGGTGCTCACTATCGGCACCGACACCACTACGAACAAGGCCTCGCTCGTCGGCGCGACCGATCTGAAGGCGGCGGCGCCGTTCCCGGCCATGACGCAGTCGGCGGCGAACATCGCCGCCCAGCGCGGATACACGCTGCTTGGCGTTCCCGCGCCAAATCCGTCGGCGCTCAACATCCAGATCGTCACGGGCGCGGGCGCTCCGAGTGCCGGCGCCGCGCTGGTGTCCGTCCACTACATCCAAAATCCGTCACCTTGAGGGGGCTTCGATGGGCAAGTTTGAGAAGGGCAAGAAGCCTGCTTTCGGCGGCGGCAACGAGGATGTTAAGGAAGAGGCTGAAGAGAAGGGCGGCAAGAAAAAGCGTGTAGGCGGGCCGGTTGGCGCGTCTGCTCACTCGCACGGTGGTCGAGCGGCTCGCAAGAGCGGCGGCGCCTGCGAGAGCCACCTGTTCTCGTCAGCCGCTGCGGGTACGCATGCGCCTGGGCGGAAGCTGATGTCGAAGAAGGATTGACGCCATGCGGCCAGTCACCGTCTCCGCTGCGCCTCTGGCCGCCGCCAATACGACGGCTGTTTGCGCGTCACAAGTGCCGCCGGCGGCTCCCGGCGGCGCTCTGGTCCTGACTTCATATCCGGTCGTCCTTGACCAGGCGCGCCAGCTTGCTTTCACCTCGACCGGCAGCAATGTCGCCACCACATTCACGATCAACGGCACCGACGCCTTTGGCGCCGCCCAGAGCGAAACTCTCGTCGGCGGCAATAACAGCACGGTCGTCACCACCAAAAACTACAAGACAGTCACCTCGATCACCAGTTCAGTGACGAGCGCGGGAAGTGTGATTGTCGGCACCAATTCCAGCCCGGCGATCACGTCCTCGGCGTGGGTGCGCTTCGACGATTCCGGCGATCCGGGGGTTGCGATCCAGATCAATTCGGCTGGGGCCACCAATATTTCGATCCAGCAGACCCTCGACGATCCCAACAGCCCGACCAATCCGGTTGCGCCCGCCAACGTGAGTTGGGCGCCGCATCCCGACGCCACTTTGGTCGCCGCCGCCATGGCCACTGGCGCGGTGTTGCAGGGCAACTACGCCTTCAAACCAGTCTTCGCGCGCCTCCTGCTCAACAGCGGCGCCGGAACGGCGACGGCAACTTTCTGTCAAGCTGGCGGGGCTGATTACTGATGCCTCCCCCCGGCCTATCAAACGGCCACAACAAGCTGGCCTCCCATCCTGGACTAGCCAAGCCTGGAGGCCTCGGCGGCAGTATCGGTTTGGGGCCGCTCGACGCACCGCTGCTCCGCGATCAAACCCTGACCGTCAACCTTCCTGTTTCCATAGACGAGAAGATCGGCCAGGCGCGGAACTGGGGTGATATTGCCGACAAGTTCACCATCGTCTCGATTGAGCCGCCCGTCGCCGGCGGCTATTTCAGCATCAATAAAGCAGGCGAGCTTCACGTCACGCGCCTCGGCGTTTTGCACCTCCGCAGGCGCGAGTATCGCTTGACGGTCGAAGCTGATAATGTCGTCGGGTCAGGGCGCGCGGTCATCACGATCAAGGTGGTGTAGCTGCCCCATCGTAGGGGGTTCGCATGACTTACAGCGACAAGTTCAACTTCGCCCTGGGACTTAGCGACGTCACCCTCTATGCGTTCGGTCTGTGCGGCATCAGGCGCACCGCGATTCTCCAGGAGCATATGGCCGACGCCTATATCGCGGCCAATCTCCTCCTGGCCGACTGGTCAACCAAGGGCGTTAATCTCTGGCAGGTTTCCCAGATCTCGATCATCCTGGGCCAGGATGTCGGGATCTACGATGTGCCGAACGAGGCCATCGTCATGCTCGACACCTTCGTGACGGTCGATGGCAGGGATCGCATCATGATGCCGGTCAGCCGCACCGAATATGCGAGCTACCCCAACAAGAACCAGCAGGGCGTCCCAAGCGTGTTCTGGATGGACCGCCAGCTTCCAGGGCGCGGCGGCATTCACATCTGGCCGGTGCCGGATCGCGACGGTTACGTCCTGACCTACCACTATCTGACGCAGTCGATGTCCTCGAATTTCACCAACGATCAGCAGCCTCCCGTCCCGCCAGAGTGGCTTTACGCCTTCGCTACCGGCCTGGCCGAGAAGCTGGCGATGTCCTGGGCGCCAGAGCGCCTGGCCTTTCTTTCGCCCATTGCCGAAAAGGCCTATGATACCGCCTCGCGCAGCGGCGTCGAAACCGCCCAGCAATACATCAGCCCGCAGATCGGCGGCTACTTCAGGAATTGAGGAGTGAGCCGTGGGCTACGCATCGAAGCTCGGTCGAGCCAGGATCAATTCCCGCAATCCGCAGGCGGCGGCGATCTGCGACCGATGCGGCTTCGTCTATAATCACGTCGATCTTCAATTCCAGTTCGACTGGGCCGGCGCGACGACAGTCAACAAGCAGATCTTGGTCTGCAACAATTGCCTCGATACGCCACAGCAGCAGCTTCGCGCCATCGTCATTCCCGCCGATCCGATGCCGATCAGCAACCCGCGCCCGCAGGAATATCGCGTAGCGGAGGCGAACGTGCGCGTGACGACCAATCGCTACGTGCCAGACGGCAAGACCGGCATTCCGGTTCCGGATCTCAATCCGCCGCCCACGGCGAGCGGTCAGCCTACCCAGCCCGCAGGGACGACGCGCACCACGCAAGTTAACGACACCCGCGTCACCCAGCAAACCGGCGCACCCAACGGCACTCTGAACCAGCAGCCCGGCACCGATCCGAATGCGCCTGGCAACGATGATCCGGGTCTGCCTTACCGCAACGTGGATGTTCCAAACACGGGGCCGCTCAAATAATGGCAAACATCCAGATCCCCAATCTCCCCGTCGCCGTTGCGCTGTCAGGCGACGAATCGCTCGAAATCGTGCAGGCCGGCGTTTCGGTGCGCGCCACCACCAAGCAGATGGCGCAACTGGCTGCGGTGGGAGAAGAAGGCCCGCCTGGGCCTCCTGGGCCTGTCGGCCCTCCTGGGCCAGCCAGCACGGTTCCAGGTCCGCAAGGCCCGCCAGGCACTGCCGGCAATCCTGGCGGCGCCGCCAATCAGATCCAGTACAACAACGGCGCGGGCGGCTTCGCCGGCTTCACGATGAGCGGCGATGGCACTCTGGTCGCCTCGACCGGCGCCATCACGATCACCAAGACCAATGGCGTGAATTTCGGCCCCTACGCCACGGCGACGACGCTCCCCCAGTTCAGCAGCACTGTCGCGGGCATTGTTCCGGCGTCAGGCGGCGGATCGACCAAATTCTTGTGCGCGGATCAGACTTGGGCGATTCCTCCAGGCACTGGCGGCGGGGGAACAGTCACGACCCCCGGCGGCCTCAACGGCCAGCTTCAGTATAACAATGCAGGCGCTTTCGGCGGCATATCCACGAACGGCACGGGCGTTCCGCTCGGCACGACTGGTTCAACCGGCGTCAGCCACATCACCGATGTCACCGTGACTGGAGTTGGATCTGGCACGGGAGCGAGCGTAACCCTCAATAAAACAGTGGGAAACACCAGCGCCATCTATGCCGAGACTGGCGGCGCCCTGCGCTGGCAATTGAGCCTTGGCGACAATGTGGCGGAAAGCGGCAGCAACGCAGGATCTAATTTTTCTCTTGCTCGCTTCACCGATGCGGGCGCGTGGGTGGACAACCCGATCAGCATCACTCGCTCCAATGGCGACACGACGCTGGTTCACAATCTTACGCTAGGTGGGAATGTCTACAGCAACGGCGGGCAACTCTCGGCAAGCGGCGCGAACGCCAATGTGTGGTTGAATAAGCCAGCTAGTGGAAGCGTGTGCGCGTTATACGGGGCTATGAACGGCAAGGCGCGCTGGCAAGTGACGGTTGGCGACAGCGCCGCCGAAAGCGGCAGCAACGTCGGATCTGATTTTGGCCTATACCGTTTCAACGATGCCGGGGCATACCTCGACACCTCACTCGCCATCAGTCGTTCCAGCGGCGTCGCTACATTCTCACAGCAAGTTTACGCTACTGGATTTAGGGTTGGCACAGGTACGGCTATCGCCGGCGATTCCATAGAACTCGGCAGGCCGGGGCAGAATGCGGCGGCTTTCATCGACTTTCACTCCGGTGCGAGCAGCACTGATTATGATTGCCGCATCATATCCGCTGGAGGCACGGCGTCGGCGGGTGCTGGCGCTCTTAGTCTGATTGGCGCCACTACGGGCGTAAGTGGAAATTTTAGCGTAAATGGGGCGTCAAATATTAACGCTCTGAATTGCGGTACGATTAATTCTAACAGCAGCGATTACAGGTGGGTCACTGGTGTTCAACCAAATACGCTTACGCTGTCTGATGCGTCATTCAATGGCGGTCAGTACCGTGATTTTCACATTCGTGGCGTTGATTCTGGCTACACGGTGGAAGTTCCGCTAAACGCCATATACCTCACTGCTCAAACTGTTCAGTGTGCTAATAACGTAAATGCCGCTGGCACCATCACTGGCGGAAATGTTACGGCAACCAGCACAGTTTCGGGAGCTTACGTAACTTCATCTGGAACTGTGAACGGGCAGACTGTTCAGGGAACTTATCTGTATTCGGCTGGAAATGTTAATTGCGCTGGAAACATGGGGGCCTCTGGCTCGGTTGATGGCGCTCAAGGCATCGTCGGTCGTCAAGGATCAGGCGGCGCGGCTGGACAGAATGTGTGCCAGTTCTGGGATGGCGCCCACATGAACCAGTATGTCGGCGGCACCTTCGTCGGCTACGTCCAATATATTTCCGACTACCGCGTCAAGGAGAACGTCGCGCCGCTGATGTCGGTGTGGGACCGCGTCAAGAACCTGAACCCGATCAAATACAGCCTCAAGGATTTCTCGCCAGAAGGTTTCAGGAACACGGTGGACGAGGCCGTGCCGCTGGTCATAGGCGATGAAAAGGAACGCTGGGGCTTTCTTGCGCACGAGCTTCAGGCGGTGCTGATCGAAGATGCAGCGAGCGGCGTCAAGGACATCCCTAATCACATTCAGACGCCCAACCCGTGGACAGTGATCGCGGCGTTGACCAAGACGCTGCAAGAGGCAATGGCGCGCATCGAAGACCAGGACGCCCGCATCAAAATCCTGGAGGGGGCATGAGCGCCGCAGACATCCTCAACCTTCCTGTCGCCATTGGCCTTTCAGGCGAGGAGTATATCGAGGTCGTCCAGGGCGGCACTCTCCATCGCGCCACGGTGAAGCACTTCAGCAAGCGGCTGCTGGAGGGCGAGATCCCCAATGGCGTCCTCGTGCTGGATGGCAAGGAGGGGCCGCCGGGAGGCGCGGGTCCGCCTGGTCCGCCGGGGCCTGATGGTCCGCCTGGCCCGCCGGGGCCACGGGGAGGGCAGGGTGAGCCTGGCCCGTTCGGGCCGACCTTCACGCCGATGTCTGGCGCTGTCATCCGCTCGTGGTCCGTCTACGACAACAATACGCACTTGTTCAAGGAACGCTACATTCTGGGGGCCGACTTCCAGAAGAAGAACTTCTACCCGCAACTGATGCTCGCGCCCGCCGTGTCGGCGCTCGGCAACCGGCTGCGGCTGCGGGCCAAGGTCTGGTGTGTGGGCGCCGCCCACGATTGCGCGATCAACGGCGGCATGTTCGTGAACGGCGAGAAGGCGGTGAGCGTCGCGCGCGCCTTTGCCGATTCGCCGCTGCTGTTCGACTATGAGTGCATCCCGACTGTTCTGACGCCGCAGATGTTCTCCTTCTGTATCGGCCCGTCAGACGTCGGCGTCGATTGCATTGTCAACGTGGGCCGACTGGTTCAGAGTTGCCTCGTCATCGAGGAGATCCAGGCGTGAGCAATGTCCAGATCCCGAACCTGCCCGCCGCCGGCGCCCTGACTGGCACAGAGCAATTGGAGCTTGTGCAGGCTGGCGTCTCGGTGCGCGCTACGATTGCGCAAATTGTCACTGACGCGCAAGTTCCGACAGCATCTGACACCCTGCCAGGGATGGACGGCGGGGCCTCGGCGGGCGTCGAGGTGACCTATTCGCGCGGCGATCACATCCACCCGACCGACACCTCGCGCTATGCGGCGTCGAATCCGGCGAATTATGTGACGGCGGCTGCGCTGGGGCCTTATGCCCTGATCGACAGCCAGGCGTTCACGGGGACGCCCTCGATGCCGACAGGCGCCACGGGCGTCACGCAGGCGGCGGCGGATAGTTCGACTAAGCTGGCGACCACCGCCTTCGTTAAGGCCCAGGGTTACCAGGTGGCGTCCGCGCTCGGCACGATGTCCACCCAGAACGCCAATAGTGTGGCGATCACCGGCGGCGCCATCAACGGGACGACCGTCGGGGCCACCACGCCTAGCACCGGCGCCTTCACTAATCTGTCGGCGTCGGGGACGGTGTCCGGAGCGGGGTTCACCGCGCTGCTCGCGCCCTATGCGCTGACGGCGAATGTTCCTGTTGCTTCCTCGACCAATCCCTCGATGGACGGGACGGTGGCGATTGGCGTAGGGACGACGTGGGCGCGCGCCGATCACGTCCACCCTTCCGATACTTCGCGCTATGCGGCGTCGAACCCAGCCGGCTATCAGACGGCGGCGCAAGTCACAGCTTCCCTGGGGCCTTACGCCCTGATCAATTCTCAGGTGTTCACGGGGACGCCCTCGCTGCCGACCGGCACGATTGGCGTGACGCAGGCGCCTGGCGATAGCTCGACCAAATTGGCGACCACGGCTTTCGTCGGGGCGGCGACCACCGCCTTGGGCCTCGGCACGATGGCGGCGCAGAACGCCAACAGTGTCGCGATCACGGGCGGCGCCATCAACAACACGGCGATTGGCGCGACGACGCGCAGCAGCGGCGCTTTCACCACGCTGGCGGCCAACGGCGCGGCGACCTTCACATCCTCGCTGACGGCCTCGCCAGCCAGCGCCAATGTCACTCTGTCGCCCACCGGCACCGGCACGGTCATCATCAACCCGGCGACGGCTGGCTCCATCGACAATACGGCGGTGGGCGCGACGACGCCCAGCACCGGCAAGTTTACCACGCTGTCCGCGACGTCGATCAACAGCACCCCGATTGGCCCCACGACGCCCAGCACGGGCGCCTTCACCACTTTGAGCGCCAATGGCGCGGCGACGTTTACAGGCTCGCTGACGGCCTCGCCAGCCAGCGCCAACGTCACGTTTTCACCGACCGGCACCGGCACGGTCACCATCAACCCGGCGACGCTCGGCCATGTCGATAACACGGCAGTGGGCGCGACCACGCCCAGCACGGGCGCCTTTACCAATTTGTCCGCGACCGGCACGGTGTCGGGCGCCGGCTTCACCACGCTGCTGAACCCCTATGCGCTGGTCAATTCTCAGGTGTTCACCGGGACGCCATCGTTGCCGACTGGCACCATTGGCGTGACGCAGGCGACGGCCACCAACAACACGACGTTGGCGACTACCGCCTTTGTCAAGGCGCAGGCTTATCTGACCGGCAATCAGACCATCACCCATACGGGCGACGCCACCGGATCTGGCACCACCAGCATCCCGATGACGGTCGTCCAGCTTCAGGGCAGGCCGCTCGCCGCCACCGCGCCTGCCACCGGCAACCTGATGGGCTGGAACGGCTCGACGTGGGGGCCGGTTGCGGCTGGCGCGGCGGCGGCTGGCGGCACCAACGGCCAGATCCAGTACAACAATGGCGGCGTCCTCGGCGGCTTGACGCTCAACGGCACCGGCAATCCAGTCGGCACGACCAGCCCCACCTTGGCAGGCTCGGTGGTCATCAACGGCACGGCGCTCGGCAGTGTCGCGGGCAACTCGCAGATCGTCTTCTCGCCGGGTTCAACCGACACCAATGGCGAGTCGCTGCGCACTGAAATCCAGCGCAAGTCGGCGGGATCGGATTGGAGCACCGCCGCTTGGCAGATCTACCGTCAGGTAGACAGCACCAAGATGGGCTATATCGAATTTAACAGCGGAAGCTCCAAGCCAATAGCTTTCGGTAATGGCGTCACTGAACATGCCTATTTCGACAGCGGTAAAAACCTGACCATTTTCGGCAATGTGGCGGCGACTGAAGTTTCTTACACCAATGGTGTAAACCCAGCGGTTGTTCTGAGTAAAAGCGCGTCAGGTGGCACGTCTCGCATCGTCGGCTCGATGGCGGGTAGCCCCAGATGGCAGGAAATGCTTGGAGATGCATCAGCCGAAAGTGGCAGCAATGCTGGATCAAATTATGGTCTGCAAAGATACACTGATGCTGGGGTTCTTATCGACGCGCCGTTTGCTATCAATCGCGCTTCTGGCATCGCCACGTTTTCGCAGGGGGTTGCTGCTGCGAGTTACACGGTAAATGCCTTAGCCGCTACCGATGCCGCTTTATACCTCAACAAGCCCGCATCTGGTCGAGCTTCAACTGTGTACGGCCAGATGGCTGGCTCGACTCGTTGGGGCATGAATTTTGGCGATTCTGGGGCTGAAGCCACAGGCAACGTCGGTTCTGATTTTGGCCTCGCCAGATTTGACAACACGGGCGCGTTTATCGACAACCCGCTAACTATTAACCGTGCAACTGGCGCGGTGACGCTGAACCAGACCAACTCTAGCGGTGTGCTAAACCTCACTGCAACAGCGGGCGTGTGGCCGCAGATTTCGCTCAATAAAGCGGCCAGCGGCGTGGGCGCTGTTGTAACTGGCACTAAGGCTGGCGTCGCTCGCTGGCAGGTGTCGCTGGGCGATCAGACCGCTGAAGGCACTGCCAATGCCGGGTCAAATTTCACAATATCCACTTTTTCCGATGCAGGCGCGTACGTAGGCAGTCCGTTTCTTATTGAGCGCGCCTCTGGTTACCTCCGGTTGAACGGCAACGGAGCCACTCCTACCACAGCATCCCCTGCGCCTTTTGGTCACAGTCAGGTTGTGCTCAACAAGGCTGGATCGACAAAAGCATGCAATATTGTTGGTCAAAACAATGCTTTGCCTAGATGGGAAATTGATATTGGAGACACCACCGCAGAGAGTGGCAGCAATGCCGGATCTAATTTTGGCATAGCAAGGTTCAATGATGCTGGTGCAGGCATAGACTATCCGTTCTCCATACTTCGTTCATCTGGGATTGCCACTTTTTCTAAAGCCGTAGTCGTACAAAGCTTCGACAATCTAGGTCAGCTTCGCCTTGTTGGCGGCAACTATGGCGCTGGCATACGCAATGATGGCGCAAGCTGCTACCTCTTGCAGACTGCGGTGAGCGACCAGTATGGGGCGTTCAGCACTGCCCGTCCGTTCTCGTGGAACCTGTCCAACGGCGCTGTTAATATCGATGGCGGCGCTGCTGGAACTACATTTGGCGGCGCAATATCTACATCAGGTCAAATATACACTAGCGGAAGCATAATAGGCAGCGGTATTTATGCTTCTGGCGGTCAGATGACCGTACAAACTAGCGGCGCTAACGGGTACATCAATCAATGCGACGCTTCTGGCAATGGCGGGCAGTTCAGAAACCTTACCATACGCGGGTTGGACGCTGGCTATTCTGGGCAAGTCAACTTGAGCGCGATAACCCTCGCTACGGCTCTTGTTACGTCCAACGGGATTATTGACGCTACGAATGGTTTTCGGTGCCGCCTTGGCGCTCCCGGCGGCGCGCTGGGCGCAAACGTGTTCAGCTACTTCTGGAACACCGACAACCATCTCTACGGCTCTGTGGACGCCACCAATCTGGGCTGGATCGCGTGGTCTTCCGACTACCGCATCAAGCGGGACATTGCGCCGCTGCCGTCGATGTGGGACCGCGTCAAGGCGCTGAAGCCGATCAGCTATTTCCATAAGGATTGGACGCCAGAATGGGAGGCGCCGAAAGAAAATGGCGATGCGCCCGATCCACTGTTCAGGGACGATGGCGTAGAGAACTGGGGCTTCGTCGCGCACGAGCTTCAAGAGACGCTGATCCAGAGCGCGGCGACCGGCGTCAAAGATGAAGCCGGTCTGGTGCAGGCGCCCAACCCGTGGACGGTGATCGCGACGCTGACCAAGGCGCTGCAAGAGGCAATGGCGCGCATCGAGGCGCTGGAGGCAAGGCCATGACAATCGACAGAGAGTTTTTCTTCGACGCCGTCCGCGACGAACTGTTCAGCGGCGGGATGGCGCAGTCTCAGGTGGACGGCATGAACAATCTGCTCAACATCTGGGAAGCCGACTATGCCGCCGCCAACCCGCGCGACGGCAAGATGTGGCTGTCCTACGGGCTGGCGACCGTGTACCACGAGAGCGCGCAGACCATGCAGCCCATCGAGGAGTATGGCAAGGGCGAGGGCCACAGCTACGCCGACCCGGACGGCCCCTACGGCCAGTCCTATTACGGGCGCGGCCACGTCCAGTTGACGTGGTTCGAAAACTACGAAAAGGGCGAGGCTGTCTTCAAGGAAAAATTCGACCGCAATGTGCCGATGGTCAAATACCCGCACCGCATGCTCGAGGAAGAGACGTCGGCGGTGATCCTGTTCGAAGGCATGATCGACGGCTGGTTTACCGGCGTCGGCCTGCCCGACTTCTTCAGCGCCGAAGAGGGCGAGGAAGATCCCTACAACGCCCGCAAGATCATCAACGGCCTCGACAAGGCCTCGACCATCGAGGGCTATTATTGGGTGTTCAAAGAGGCGATTCGAGATGCGGAAAGCAGTGTTTAATGGATCGGTCATCGTCGCCGTCCTGACTGCCGCAGCCAACGGCTCCATCGAGTGGCCGGGGGTTCTCGTCACGCCTGAACATATCGTGCAGATCCAGAAGGTGCTGTTCGCCGCGCTCAGTATTTGGGCGGTCGCATTGCCATTCATCTTGAAGGCGAGCAATGCTATTGATGATGCTGCCGTTAAAAAGGGACCGCCGTCATGACGGGGATCAGCGAACCGCTCACCTATAACAGCTACGTCTCTGCCATCGCGACCCTTGCTGTCGTCCCGACGCAGGGAGACAGCGGTGGCGTGATGCATTTCACCGAGCCGAATCTCGATGGCGTCGTCCCACAGATGCTGAATTACGCGGAGCTTCGCATCCAGCGCGACCTTAATCACCTGGCGTCGCAGAAAATGCGCTCCTACGCGCTGGCGGATGGCTCCTGGGAATTGGACATCCCCTTCGATGATCTCGTCACCGTCCAAAACATCACTCTCGCGGGGGTGACCGACACCACTGTTTTCTCCGCATTGACGCCGGTGTCGAAAGAGTTTTGGCAAACCGTTTACATTGATCCCGACTATACCGCCGTCCCGAAATATTTCACGCCTGTCGGCGGCGAGTTAAATCCGGCGGGCGCCACATATCACATTTACTCCATTATGCCGAAGCCAGATCAGCCGTATAAGGCTTATGTCACAGGCACCGCGCGCATGCCCTCGCTGTACATGAAAAAGAACTCTGAGCCTAACAGCGGAACAACCTTCATTTCGAGCCAGATGCCTGATCTTTTGCTGATGGCGAGCATGGTGTTTTTGAGCGCGTACCAGCGCAACTTTAGCTCGGCAGGCTCCGATCCGCAGATGCCGATCAATTACGAGACGCAATACCAGACCCTGCTGAAGGGCGCGATGGTGGAGGAAATGCGGCGCCGCTTCTTGATGGTGCCAGGGTCGAGCGATGCGCCGTCGCCGGCGAATATGAAGGGCTGACCCATGCCGCACCAGGTTCTCAAAGTCCAGCCCGGCGTCAACACCAACGAGACGCCTGTCCTGAACATGGCCGGCATTTCGGAATGCGACAAAATCCGCTTCAGGCAAGATCCAGCCGGCTTGGGCCTGGTCGAGAAGCTGGGCGGCTGGACGCGCTTCTACACCGGCGTTTTCGATTACGCCGTGCGCCATCTCTTCGTGTGGCAGGAAATCGACATCGACAAGTTCGTGGCTGTCGGGATGGCTGGCCTGGGCGGCGTCGAGCTTTTGCGGGCGCAGGATGAGCTTAATCCGATCACCGGTCTGCCCACGGGTTTCTCGACAGCGACGCCCAGCGGCGCCCTGCCTCTCACGCCGCTGTTCAGGAATACGGACGCTCCGAACACTACGATCCTGGTTTCGACCGTGGCCGGCAGTCCGTTCGTCTCCATAACCGATCCATCGCTCGACCAGATCCACACCACGGATTCGGTCTATTTCGCCACCCATGTCGCCGTCGGCGGCCTTGTCCTGTTCGGGCAATATGCGGTCTACGCGACGACGTCTTTCACCAGCTATCAGATCGTCGCGCGCACGGTGCTCGGCGCGCCGCAGGCGGCATCTACGACTGCGGGTTCGACAACCGCTGTTCCGCCGCTCTTCACCACGGCGACCAACAGTTATGAAATTACTGTCACGCTGCCGAAACACGGCTACGTGGTTGGTGATGTCTTCCCGCTGCTGATCGCCACCGCCGTCGCCAACATCACGCTCGCGCCGCGCGAGTACGAGATCCAGCGGATCACCGACGTGGATCACTTCGTCATCCTGGCGAACGAGATCGCGACGTCAGGCGCGTCGGCCTATCCGAACGGCGGCAACTTCCGCCTGATTTATAATATCGGCGGCGCCCCCAGCAACATCATCAGCGGCTACGGCGCCGGCATTTACGGCGGCACGGCTGGAGACGGCGGCTATGGCCGAAACAGTGGCGGCGCGCCGACAGCGCCAGGAACGCCGGCCTCGGCCACGGATTGGAACTTCGACAACTGGGGCAGCATCCTGCTCGCCAGCCCCAGGAACGCCGTCGTCGATGGCATTCCGGTGTCTGGCATCTACCAGTGGGAGGATGAGACAGGCGCCAAGGTGCTCGCGGTGATCGCGGAGGCGCCGCCTTGCAATGATGGCTTTTTCGTCGGCATGCCGCAGCGCCAGATTATCACTTGGGGTTCCAGCTTCACCGGCATCCCAGACCCGCTGCTCGTCCGCTGGTGCGACGTCAACGATTACACCGTTTGGGCGGCGACGATCACCAACCAGGCCGGATCTTACCGCATCCCGAAAGGCTCCAAGATCGTCGGCGCCCTCCAGGCCGCGCAGCAAGGCATCCTCTGGACCGATATCGGCGTCTGGTCGATGCAGTATATCGGCCAGCCCTACATCTACAGCTTCAATGAACTCGGCACTGGCTGCGGCATGCTTGCGCAGAAGGGGGCGGGGGCGGTCAATGGCGTGGTCTACTGGATCAGCCACCGCCAGTTCTTCATGCTGTCGGGGGCCGGCGTTCAACCAGTCCCGTGCCCCGTCTGGGACATCGTCTTTCAGAGCATCGACCGCCGTTATTATGACAACGTCCGGGTCGCGCCCAATTCGATGTTCAATGAGATCTCCTGGTTCTTCACCTCGGTCAATTCCCCAAATCACGAGAACGATTCCTACGTCAAGTTCAACTACGTGCTGAACGCCTGGGACTACGGCACGATTGCCCGCTCGGCATGGGTCAACCAAAGCGTCCTCGGCTCTCCGATGGGCGCGGGCGTCAGCCCGGAGGATGGTCAGATCCGCCTGTTCCAGCATGAGCGGACGCCCGACGCCGACGGTCAGCCAATGCACTCGTGGTTTGCGACCGGCTATTTTGCGATGGCGGAAGGCGACAGCAAGATTTTCGTCGATGAGATCTGGCCCGACATGAAGTGGGGCGCCTATGGCGTCACCAAGAATGCGACGGTCGATCTGACGTTCACGGCCAAGGATTTTCCCGCTCAAGACCCGCTGATGACGAACAGTTTTTCCTTCACGGTGGGATCGACTTACGTCACGCCGCGCCTTCGCGGGCGCTTGATGCAGGTGACCCTTGGGAGCAATGATCGCGGATCGTTCTGGCGCCTCGGCGGCATGCGGTATCGCGCAGCGCCAGACGGGAAATACTGATGACAGCTTCTCTTGGCGACCTCCTCTCCGCAGCCAAAAACATCGCGCAGGCGATCAATGACGCGGCGCGGGCCTATGTCGGCGTCCAGGGTTCCCAGGTGTCGCTCACGCTAACGGCTCCTACGCAGGTCGTTCATGGCGCGGGACGGGTCGCCATGCTCAATGTGCATGCGGCGGGATCGACTTCAGGCAACCTTTGCGACACTACCGATGTCGGCAACAGCAACAACCCCAAGCACATCATCGCCACGATTCCGATGAGCGTCGGCTTTTATTTTGTCAACACCACCTTCAACGATGGACTGCTCGTTTTGCCTGGGACGGGCCAGTCGGTCACCGTGACCTATTCGACCGGATCGGCGGCGGGCAACCAGTCGTCCTCCGCTGCCAACCAGGCGAGAGGACGCTGACATGCCACTGATCAAATCCGGATCCAAGGAGGCCGTCAGCCAGAATATCAGGACGGAGATCGGCGCCGGCAAGCCGCAGAAACAGGCGGTCGCCATCGCCCTCGATGTCGCGAGGCGCGCACGGGACGCCGGCGGCGGCATGCCGACGCTCTCAAAACTGGACACGCCGCCTGATGTTCCGAGCACGGTTCACGCGCACCTGTCGGCCAAGGTCCACACCGGCCCGATCCACAGCGCGGTCGCGGGCCGCACCGATCACCTGCCCGTCCATGTTCCGAGCGGCAGCTATGTCATTCCCGCCGACGTCGTCAGCGGCATGGGCGAAGGAAACACTAATGCCGGATTCAAGAACATCAAGCGGATGTTTGGTGGCCTGCCTCGTGGGGCCGGCGAGCAACCCTATGATCATAAAGGCGGACCTTATGGCGCTGGGTCTGCTCCCTATAACATCGATCCCAGCAAGCCCTATGGCGAACCGCTACCTAGTGGGCATGCTGCTGGCGGGAAAACCGGTAAGGATGTCAAGGTCGTTGTGGCAGGCGGCGAATACACGCTGACGCCTGAAGAGGTGATGGCGGCGGGCGACGGCGACCTGGATCGCGGCCACCGCGTTCTCGATGATTTTGTCAAACAAATGCGCGGCCACATCGTCAAGACGATGTCAAAGCTGCCTGGACCGAAGCGAGACTAGAGCAATGAGCGACATACGAGTGAGATACGGCGTTCCAGCCGACGTGCATAATTTCATGGACCTGACATCCATGTGCGCGGAAGAGAACGGGCTGCTCGCGGTGAACACCAGGAAAGTGCTGGAAGAGGTGTGGGCCAGCCTGAACTGGGACCACGGCGTGATCGGCGTGATCGAGGGTGACGAAGGCATGCTGGAGGCCGGCATCCTGCTCCGCGTGGACACCACGCCTTATAGCGTCGAGGAAGTCCTGTGCGAACGCGCGATCTACGTGCGGCCAGAATTTCGCAAAGTGCAGCGCAGCCTTTATCAGGGCGGGCGCGCCAGCTATCTGTGCGAGTTCGCCAAGAACGCCGCCATGCGCCTCGAATTACCCCTCCTAATCAGTATTTTGTCAACGCACCGCGCTGCTGGTAAGGTGAGACTTTACGAGCGGCATTTCGGGACGCCGGCGGGCGCCTATTGGCTTTGGAACGCGAAGACGGGCCATAAGCAAGAAGCTGCGGAGTAGGCGTCATGGGCGGCAAGACACAGCAGGCTTCGTCTCAGGTCACGATACCGCCGGAAGTCCTGGCGCGCTATAACGCGGTCAACGCCAATGCGCAGCAAGTGGCGCAAACGCCCTTCCAGCAGTATTCGAGCGATCCGAACGCCTTCGTCGCGCCGATGACCACGGCCCAGAACATGGGCCTCCAACAGACCGCGAACTATGCCAACGCCGCGCAGCCCGGCTTGCAGACGGCGATGGGCATGACGCAAGGCGCGATGGGGTCAGCGAATCCGTGGGATCTGAACTCCGATCAGATCAACAAATACATGAACCCGTACACTCAGAACGTCACCAATCAAATGGGCGCTCTGATGAACCAGCAGGCCCAGACGGCGCAGTCGGGCCAACTGGGCAACGCCATCAAGACCGGCGCCTTTGGCGGCGACCGCAGCGGCATTGTGGCGGCGAACCTTCAGCAGCAGAATGCGCTGGCCTATGGCAACGCCATGGCGCCGGTGCTCCAGCAGGGCTACAACACGGCGCTCCAGACCGCCACGGGGCAGCAGGCGCTCGATCTGCAAGCGCAGCAGGCCAACCTGGCGCGGCAGATGCAGGGTGCGGGCCAGTACGGCCAATTGGCCGGCGCGCAGCAGCAGGCGGGCCTCGCCGGCGCGCAGGCGATGATGGGCGCGGGCCAGGTGCAGCAGCAGACCCAGCAAGCGGGCCTCACTTCGCTCTACAATCAATTCCAGCAGCAGCAGTCTTATCCGTTCCAGACGGCGCAATTCATGGCGAATATTGCGGAGGGCACCGGTTCGCTGTCGGGCCAGACGACGAACTCCACCCAGCAGGCGCCGTTCTTCTCCGACCGCAAGTTGAAGGAAAACATCAAGCGAATCGGCACCGCCAAGAACGGTCTGCCGATCCACAGCTTCAACTACAAGGATGATCCGGAAAAGCTCACCCGCCTCGGCTTCATGGCCGACGAGGTCGAGAAGAAACATCCGGAGGCGGTGGGCCTGGCCGGCGGCTATAAGACCGTCGATCACGAGAAGGCGATGAAGAGCGCCGGCGGCAGCGTCACTGACTTCGACCAGGGTCGAGCCTATGATCGCGGCGGCTTCGACCTCGGCGGCGCTGCCAGCACCTATGACCCGTCCTGGCAGTCTGTCGCCCAGCGGCACATGGCGGGGTTGCAGGGTCAGCAGCAGGGCAGCGGCAGCACTTTGTACGGCGGCAAGAGCCGTCACGTTCCAACGACGTCTGGCGCTCGCTACAGCCTGCCGAATGCGCCTGGCATGCCGGCGGCAAAGCCGTCAGGTCTGAACCAGGCTGTCGGAACGGCGCAGGCGACCGTGGGCCTCGGCCAATCGCTTGGCGACGCCTATAATAAGTACACCGGCAAGGATCAGCCTGCCGCCACGACCACCGCGCCTGCTGCTGGCGGTGCGCCTGCCACGCCTGCCGCGCCTGTGGTGGCGAACAAAGCGCCTGGCACACCCGATCAACCCGACGTCACATATTTGCGCCGTGGCGGGTTGGCCACCGGCGGCAGCGAGCCTGTCGTCATCGCTGCGGCGCCGCCTGCCGCCGTCGCTTCATCTCAGGGCCTCGCGGCGCCTGGCGTTGCCGATGTCGTTACGCCGACGGCTCAGTACCAAGAAGGATTGGGCAAGGCCCAAGATGCGCAAGTGCGCGCGAACGACATTCAGCAGGCTGACCGCGACGCAGCAGCGAAGGCTGGCATGTCGTTCAAGCCCGACTGGGACAATGGTTTCCTGGCGCAAGCCGATCTGGCCCGTTCGATGGGCGTCTATGGATCGCTGAACGGCTATCACGACCCAACCCATGGCGGGTCGTATCTCGGTTTCGCGGATGGCGGCGCGGCCAGCACGGATGAATACAAAGCCCCCGATCCGAACGCCACTCAGGACACGACGAAGCAAAACATTCCGGACGTGCATTCAACCTACAAGTTGCCCGATCCGCCCAAGCCGCCAGGCGGCAGTGGAAAGAGCGGAGCCGGCCAGGCGCTGGGCGCCGCCAAATCGCTTATGGGCCTCGCTTCCCTCATTCCCGGCGTCGGCGCCGTCACTGCTCCCCTTGGCGCCGTAATGGGCGCGGGCGAGGCGTTGGCCGGCGCCAGCGGCGGTCTGATGGTCGCTGGCCGGCGCCGCAAGCGCAAGGGCCTGGCCGCTGGCGGTCAGGGCGAGGGCGTCGATTACATGAGCGAAGGTGCGCAGGGGCGTACATACGATGACCCAGAGCAGCAAACTGCCCTTAATCTGGATCGCATTAAGGATCTTGAGGGCGAGAACAGTCAAACCGGTCTGGGCGGTAAGGGCAATAGCGTAGACAACATGAGCGAGGCCAATCAAGGTCGCATGGCCCCGAATGATACAGAAGCGCAAGACGCATGGCGATTGGAGCATATTCCGCGCGAAGATTTGCACAAGGAAGTACCGCCGGAAAGGTTGGCAAAACTATTCCCGCCGACGCAGGAAACGCCGCCTCCAGGTGTGCTTGGCCCGTGGTCGAGCCAATCCGCGTCTGCTTCTGTTCCTAATTCGGGCGAGCGGCTGCTCAACACGCAGCCAACTACGCGCGATGCCCAGACTGGCGCGGCGCCGGTCGAAGGGTCTGGTTTCGACAAGCCGCTCAATCTCGGAAGCGGGCAGCTATATCAAAGGCCACCGGATGTTCCGGCCACGCCTGAACAGGCTGCGGCGGCGAATGCGTTGCGCAGATCTCCTGAAGCTGCCGCGCTTGCAGGCGCGGAGGAAGCGCGTCAAGGCAAGGCGGCGGATGCTGTAGCACGGGAGAAGGATTATCAGGCGCGTCATGCGCAATCGTGGACGGATTCGCTGACGGGCGTGAAGCCTGATCTGGCGCCTGAAACACCTGAAGAAGAGAAGGCCCGCTTCGCCCGCTACGATTCGACCACGCCGACGACACGCGAGGAAGCTACTGCTGGTCCGATCACGCAGCCTGGTCTTAGGCCGTCAGACGTCGCCGCGCTCGCTGACAAGCCGGCAAATCTCGCGACCGCCACGGCTCCTGCTGCGGTTCAGGCTGAAGTCCCCGCAACTCACGAAGCGGGCCTGGTGCTTCCGCCCGAAGCCAGAGGCGCGCCGCCTCCAGGGGTGACCGACGCCCGCACGTTCCCGCTGTCGCCGGCGCCGCTTGGCGGCGATGTCGCGCAGCCTGCGGCTCCTGCCCCCGTTGTGAAGCCTGCGGCCCCTGCGGCTCCCGCAAGGGTGGCGCCGACGCCTGTGGCGCATCCCGCCGCCGGCGCTGGCGTTGCGCCTGCCGGCGCAGCGGCCAGGGCGCCGACCGACGCCAACGGCAATCCCATCGAGCAGTTCTTTGGGGGCCTCGGTCGCGGTGTGGGCGATTTCTTCCACGGCGTCGGCAACATCTTCACCGGCGGCGCCCAGCAAGTCGGCAACGTCGTCAACAGCGCGGGCCAGACGGTCAACAGGGCCGGCCAGGCTGTCGGTAGCGCGGTCAGCAATACAGCCCAGGCTTTCGGCAATGAGATTGGCGGGCGCTACAACGAACTGATGAACGGTTCGCCAAAGATGATGTCGCCTGGTGGAAGATTTAACGCCCAAGGCGTCGATCCGCGCCTGCTCAATAACATCACGGAAGCTACGAGAGGTCTGCCACAAGGTTGGCATGCGCAACTCGAATCCGGCTTCCGCAATAACGATCCGCGCCAGCACGGCAAGGGCGCGGCGGTCGATGTCGCGCTCTACAACGAGAAGGGCGAGAGGCTTGCTAATTACCAAGACCCGACCACCTTCCGCGCCTACGAGAAATTTGCACAGGATTTCAGGGCGGCGCAGCAGCACAACAATCCCGAACTGGACAAGGCTACGCGCTGGGGCGGCTACTTCAGCGGCAAGGCGGTCCAGCCTGGTCAAAAATACGATGCCGAGCATCCCTACGGCGCCGTCGATCTGATGCACTTCGACCTCGGCGGGCGGGAAGGCCTCGGCATGCTTGGCGGCTCGTGGGAAGGCGGCATGACAGCGAAGCAGCATGCGCTGTTTCCCGGCGCCACGTCTGTCGGCATGGGTCAGCGCCCGTCTGGCGGATATCCGACGGCAGTCGCTACCGGCGCCGATGGCTCCAGGACCAGCGCGACGGGGCAGATCCAGCCGGGCTATCACAATGGCGTTCAGGGCATCCTCTCGCAGGAGGAATCCTTCCGCGACAAGCCGTACTGGGACAAATCTGCCGGCGGTGGGGGCGCGTGGGCTATTGGCTACGGCACTCACCAGATCGCGGGCGCCGACGGCAAGATGCGCCCCGTGCAGCAGGGCGATACCATCACGCCACAAGGCGCCGCGCAGAATATGGTGCAGCGTCTGCAAACGGAGTTTCTGCCGAGAGCGGTGCAGAAAGTCGGGGGCCTCGATACCTGGCGCGCTCTGCCGCGCAATGTCCGCGACGGCCTCGGCTCGACCATTTGGAACTACGGCAACCTGCCTGATCGGGTCGCTTTCGTGATCCGGAATGGCGGCGGTCCCAACGAGATTGCGAACGCGGTGTTGCAACTCGGCGGCAGGACGGAGGCGGCCCGCGAGCGCCGCGCGCGTGAAGCGGCGCACATTCGTGGTGGAGGTTGACAATGGCTGACCCAACGACTGACGACGTCATGCTGGGCACTAATGCCGGCGCTCCTGCACCCGTGGCGCCGGCTAAGATCGATTCAGATCCTGTCGTCGCCAAGGCCTTGCCCGTGGCCAGGGACGCAGTGTCGCCGCCCTTGCTCGCGCGCAAGCCTGCTGATGCGGCGCCTGCGGACGATAAGGGCGGTGGCCAGAAGGGCGGCGATTGGTTCGGGCAGAACCGAAGCTGGCTGATCCCGCTGTTGAGCGGCGTTGGCGGCATGGCCTCTTCGAACAGTCCCTACCTCGGCACCGCCCTTCTGCAAGGACTGGGCAAGGGCGCGGAGGCTTATGCCGGCGAACAGCAGGCGGAAGGCAACCTGGAGCACACCCAGGCCGGCAATCGCGGCATGAACATCGAAAACCAGCAGCGGGCTGTGGATCTCGGAAAGAGCGGCATTTGGACAGACAATGCCGGCTTTGATCGGGTCACCACGGCAGATGGCCGTTCCATGCTTTTTGCTACGTGGCTTCAGAAGGACAAAGCAGGAGAACATATCCCGCTTGTTGGCGAAGACGCGGTGCGCAGTTCACGGAAATACCTGGGCGAAACCAAGACGCCTGACGTATATGGCGGCGGCGCGAAAATCGCTGGCGCTCCTGATGCGCCGGTCGCCCCCAGCGCGCCGGTCGCCCCCAACGCGCCTGGCCCAGCAGGCGGCGCTGATAACGCCGGCGCTCCTGGCCCAGCAGGCGGCACTGACGGTGGCGGCGGCAGTTTTCTTCCCACAGCCAAGCCCCTTCCGCCGAAGACGGAAGAGGAAGCCGCGACAGCCGTTGGCGACAAGGGCCGCGCGATCATGGCCGATGCGCAAGATCGCTACATGAGCAACACCAAGGACTACAATACTGCAAAAGCAGGGTCGCAAAAACTTGCCGATCAGGTGTCCGCAGAAGCGGATTTCGCCAAGGGCCAGCGCAGCAATGTGTACGCCCTGGGCGATAAGCTTCTTTCGCTGCCCGAAGAAGGCTTTTTGAAGCCTGACATTGCGGGCGATGTGACCAACAGGGTTGGAAATTACTGGAACGCGGCGATGGACCGTTTCAGCAAATTGTATCCTGATTTGGCGCAATACAAATTTGATGAGCATGACTTGGGGACTAAAATAGCGGCTGATAAATACTCGAAAGGGCTGGCGTTTCTCCAGGCCCATGGCATGGGTCAGCAGTCTCTCGGCGGTCTTCAGGAGGCTATCGGCATTGTCCCCAGCGGCGGCATGACCAGAGACGCTGCAATTCAAGTGCTCTCAGGAATGGCCAAGGGCCAGCAGCGAGCCATCGACCGCGATGCCTACCTCAATGATTGGGAGAAGACGTCGCAGCATGATAATGCGGGGATGCCACGTTGGACCGCTAAAGACGCCATGCGCGCTTTCGAGGCCGAGCACGGAGATCGCTACGGCAAAGAGGGTGCGGCGTTTGAAAAAGTGCTCCGCATAAAGCACAACACCACGAAGAAGAGCATGTTCTCCGACATTTACAGTGGCGCGACGCCTGCGTCGGAAGCGGACAAGGCGACAGGCATCAAGGCCATGTCTCGTTGGTTCAAAAACTATTCGGGGTAAAACACCATGGCGCAGGCGTCAGAATACAGCATCGATCCTGTGGCGCCGGCTCCCGTTGACGCTCCTGCGAATGTGACTGCGACTGCTCCGAAACCTGGCGGCAACACTGCCGCTGACTACGGCGACGATCCTGTCGATTCCTCGAAATCGGGCGCGAATGCAAAGGTTGCGACGCCCCAGCCGCCGCCCGATTACGCCAATATGTCTGGTTGGGATGTCGCCAAAGGCACCGCCAAAGCTCTTATTCCGTCAGCAGCCGCGAAAGTGGGCGACGTAGTTTCAGGCTTGGGCAGCGCGGCCAAGCATGTCTATGACACGCATGAGCTTCCCGGCAAAGATCTGGTTCAAGGCGCCGATGCATGGGTTAACAGGAAGCTTTCGGACTATGCTCCCGAAACCATGAAGATGGTCAATAAGGCGATAGGCTACACGCCGCCTTCAGACGCGGAGTACGAGGCGAAGGTGAAGCCGGCGACCGAAGCCGCTTCTGCTGCTTACCACAGCACCGTGGACCCCTTCACATCGTGGCCTAAGTTTGCTGAAAAGATGACCACAGATCCTATAGATCCGCTGCTCAACGCCGCCAGCGTGGCGATGCCGGTTCTGCGCGTGGCCAGAACTGGAGCCGAAATGGCTGGCCTAGCCAAGGGCGCTGGAGCCGCCGCCGATCTCACCAAGGTGACGACCCCCGGCGAGCTAGGCCAGGCTGTCCACGGCGCCGCGTCTGAGGCGCTCGCCGCGAAAGATCTCGCTTATAAGAAAGCTTTCAGCCACACCGCTACGTTTGATCCTGCTGCGGCTCAACCCATCATGAGCGAAGTGCAGGCCAACCTTGCGAAGACGCCGAACTTCCCAGGCTTGAACCGTTTCGACAAGAACCCGCACCTCGCGGACGCCAAGGCGGCGTATGACCACCTGGACAACAGTCTCAAGACCATAGATCCGAATGACTTCACCATGCCGAATATGGAGAACATCCGGCGTGACCTCCAGCAGAAGGCGATGGAGACAGAGAGCGGCCCCGCTCGATACATGATCGGCCAGATGATCGACGGGATCGACAGCGGCATCAGCAAGGTGGCGACGAAGCCGGGAATGTACGCGGGCGACGGCGCTGCGGTGGCGAGCGATATGGCCAACGCCCGTAAGCTGAACGTCGATTGGATCAAGCAATTCGGCAATGAAGCGCCATCGAGCTTCAAGCCCACGATGAACACGCTCCCGAAAGACTTGGCGACGGCTGATGACAGCCATTTCCACGCCGCCGGCACGGGCCTCGGCAATGCGCTGATGAACGAGGGCAAGGGCGGCGTTCTCTACAATCACCTCAAGCAATTTGTGCCGAAGGAAACGCTCGACAATTACCTGCGTCAGCCGATGCTGGCGGGCGATTCGGCAACCGTGATGAAGCGGCTGAACACGCCCATCGCGCAAAACGTCTTTGGCTCCGATCTCGACAGGGCCAAGCGGCTGGCCGCTTCGCAGGACACCAAGACGCTCATGGGCAAGGTGGCCCCGGTCGCTAAGTGGGGATTGGAGGCAGCGGCGCCTTTCGTTGGCCACGCGCTGCTTCCGGGTGGCGGCGGCGCCTTGGCTGGAGCAGCAGTGAGTGCTGCCGGGGAGCTTGCGAGCAGGAAGTTTTTCCCGCACGGCGTCGGCAACAGAGCGCCGCTCTTTGAGCGTTACGCGGGCAAGCCGGCGCCTGCGGTGGCCCTGCCAGATAAAGGGTTGCGCGCTGCGCTCCCGCTGGTGAGGCCAAGCAGTTACACGCAATTCCTCAAGCCTTCGACCTACAAGGGCGGGAGGCTTCCCGTTGCAGCCATCGCCGGCCATCGCCCGCCTGTCGGCGCCACCGCCACGGCGCCAGGAGAACCGACCGCAGACACGGCGCCGAGCGTCAATCCGCTGGCGGGGATGTCCTATGGCTACGACCCCACCGGGCAAAACCGATACGCCAGCGGCGGCGCTGTGAAAGGCCACCAGCATCTGGTAGATCGGCTATTCGCCGCGCATGAGCGCGCCAAGCGCGAGGAAAAGGCGCATACTGCGGGCATCCTGCACCAGCCTGACGAGGCGGTCGCAAAAGCCCTTCATGTCGCGCAGGCGGCTATCTGAGGATCTGGCCATGACTGAATTTACACCAGGCAAAGGCCTTAACGTACCGGCTGCAGGGACGCCGAACTGGGACGTGCCGGTGAACACCGACTGGCGCTCCATCGATCAGGCCATTGCGGGAGTGCAATACGTTAATGCCGCTGGCTTCACCGGCAACGTCAACCTGTCCAATGCATATCCAACTGGTTCATCCGATCCCGCCACTACGCTGTCCTGCTTGCCCTCCACGATTGTCATTTACGGAGCTATTGCAGGGGCGGTCAATCTGGTGTTTCCAGACGGCCTTGTGGGCCACTGGATCATCAGAAACGCAACCGGCGGGAATTTTGCAGTAAACGTCGTCACGTCTACCGGTACATATAACTATATGTCTGTTCCGCAGGGTGTCTTATCTCACGTCCATAGCGACGGCCACACTTTTTATTTTGTCGGCGCGAGCGGCACCACGTCGCAGCTTGCGATGATTGGTGAGATCAAAGCCTGGTCTGGCGGCTGGGTGCCGACGCAGTGGATGGCTTGCGATGGCCGCTGGCTCGACAGGTTTGCCAACGGAGGGCAGTACGGGCCGCTCTATAACGTTTTTGGCTTCGCCTATGGCGGCAACGGCTCCAATGCATTCGCCATTCCCGATTTGCGAGGGCGCGTGGTGGCGGGCGCAGACAACATGGGGACGCTAGGCAGCGCCAATCGCCTGAACGGGTGGGGGATGACGGCTGTCGGCGGCGTGGCGAATCTGGCCTTGACCACCGATCAGTTGCCGTCGCACACGCATTATGATTATGGCCACGGGCACAGCGTGGCCCAGAACCCGCATCACCACACTATCACCATTCCTGACAATAGCGTCGGGGGACAGCCAGGCGTGGGCTACAGCGGCCAAGGCTGGCCATGGGCTGGAAAACCGACGACCGACGAGACTGTCCCCTTGGGGATCTATGCCGGCTACGCCAGCCTCACGAACACCGGCAACGGCAACGCCTTCTCGATCCTGCAGCCGACGCTCGTCCTGCAATACATCATTTACACGGGCGTCTAGGCGGCTCTCGTCTGGTAACAAGCGATCATGTGCTTGGGGCAGTAGATGGTCACGCCGGGTCTATCGACCGTCTCGCAGCAATAGGTGACGCCCGCCGGCGAGCGCGGATCTCCGAACGGATAACGGCAGGTGAAAGCCGTCAGGCCCATGATCGTCCGATCCTGGACAGGCGGCGCAATGGGCGCGGCGATTGTCTTCATCTTGGGCGTCCTCGGCGGTCTGGGTTTACGAGGCGCCAGAACGCTCGCGGCCCGACTGACGTCGAATCCGCGAGCGCGGAGCCTGGATATGACACCGATGATCGCGTTCTTGGTTTTACCCAATTTTTCGCCAGCCTCCGTTCCACTGAAGCCGGCTTTCCACAGGGCCAGGATCGCGACTTCGTCGCTGTTCATTTCAGTTCGTTTGGTCATCTGCCTTTTTCTCGTATCTCACGCCGCAGAACGGGCAGTATGTCGGAACGATGAGCGGCATCTTGCTGCGCATGCTGGTGATGATTTTTTCGCTCGCGATCAGCGTGGGGATCACGATCAGATGACCATCGATAACACGAAAGGCGGTCGTCAGCCTGGCGTTGTTGTCGGCAATCATCTTGTTCATGTCGTCGGCGCAATTGCAGGTCACGGCGTTCTCCACGTCGCGAGGGGTTTCGGGTTGAAAAGCATCGAGGCCTCCACCGTGGCGTTGTGACGGGCCTTGACGCGATGCAGGACATAGGGTGCGGCGAGCGTCGAGGCGCTCCACATTGCTACAGCCAAGCTTAAGCTTAATTTCTTCACCATAGCGCCACCAGCATCGCAAAGGCGCACACCCCTGATACGGCGCCGATCACATACCCTTTCCAAAAGTCACCGCTCATCTTGATCTCCCAAATTGTCGATGTTGAATACGGCGTTGTCGATTTTCCTGTCGAGGATCGCCAGAATCTCCGCGTATTCCTGCTGGAGCGCGAGGCGCAGCGCCCGATAGGCGTCCGCTTTGCTGGCGTACCAGGGACCGCCGGTGCCCTGGGCGTCGGTCCTGTCGGTCCTGCTGTAGCTGTGGGCGCCGGCCCTAAAGCAGCCTTGGTTGACTTTTCGGCTGTATGCGTCGAAGTTCCAGCCGGTCTGATTTAGATCGCTGGGGACCAGCCTGTGCAGGACGAAATCGCGAAAGCGCATGGCGCGCGCTTCGTCCAATTGTTTGACGATGAGGTCGAACGCCGCTTTTTCGGCCTTGGTCATGGCCATCAGCGCAGCCTCGCTCTGAACCCCAGCTTTTTGCTGGTGGCGTTGAACTTATCGACGGTCGCCCGCTTCAAATCGATGCCGGCTTTGATGGCGATCAGCGAAACGTAGACTTCCACGTCAGCCAATTCTGTCGCCAGATCGGCAACGGTGGCGCGCGAGCCATCGAGGCCCAGGCGTTCGCGCTCCAGCTTTTTGATCACGTTGCAGGCTTCGCCCATTTCGCCGGCGGCGGCGTTGCCGTAATAGGACAGATCGAGCTTGTCGCTGTTCGTCCACTCAAGCTGGCGGGCGATGTTGGCCTCTTCCAGCGTGTCATAATAGATGACAGGCTGGGCCTTTCTGGGTATGGGCTGCACCTTTTCGAGCACCCCGGTAATCAAGTTGTGGGCGACTGTTTGATCCATGCAAGCTTTATGAGCAAGCAACACGCTCATGGCTTCGATTTCTTCAGGGGTCATGCTTGGGTTCCTCGTTTTTTGAGCGGGGGCGGATCTAGCCGCCCCCTGGGGTCAGACGGGTTGACGAAAAGCGACGATGCGGCGGATCGACACCATGCCGTAGCCGACATTGTGCCGGTGGTTGCCCGACAGCAGCAGGATCGACGAGGGATAGACTTTGGCGACGATCCCGATGTGATGGGGCAGGACGGCGACGGCGCCGACCCTGGGTGCGCTAGG